CAGTTAAATCTGATACTAAGAAATTTACTAGTGCTGGTAAAGTTCCTGGTATTTTTCAGATCACACTCCCAGAAGTAAAAGTAGAAGACACACTTGATGAGTTGCTACCTTTACTTGAAGAAGGTGATATAATTATTGATCACAGTAACAAAGACATACCAAAATGTCAGGAGCTTGAGAAGTATTGCTCTAAGCTTGGCATCTCATATATCTTCTCTGGAGTATATGGCGCACCCTATGCTGTCGATGCCTGCTCTAGAATTTTTCAATCACTATCACCAGGGAACGTTGAATGACTTTTGCTGATGTCCTACTTTTCGGATCACTACCCTTTATATGTGCCACCATTTATTTCGGGCACAGAAGAGGTGAGAATAACTATTATGAAACCGACGCCTACTCAGGAAATGGAACAGCGCATTAAAATGCGTTTTGCTTTTGCTATGTCCTCATTTGGTAGGATGTTTAGACCAGATCATATTACACTTGAGATGAGAGATCTTTGTAACGAATGGTCTAAGATCGAAGAGCAACCACCTCAAAGTGATTTGTATAACGTCGATCGGTATTTTTTAGAACTTTGGAAAACCAGGAATGAATCTATCTAAGTTATCAATTGATATTTTAAACGAACAAATTAATATCTTGAAACAAGAAAATTTGTTATTAAAGCTTAAGCTTGATCAATTAAATAACGAGTGGGTTCATCCTAGATCGTGCCTACACAATTCAGATCCTTGGCGGGAGTTTATTGAGTAATGAATAAAGTTTCTAACGTAAGAGCAACAGGATTTTTTCTACTCAGTTTTATAGCACTATTTGTAGTATGGGGGTTGGGTAATGCTTATCCTTATTAGATATACGATGGAGCATCAGTGGAGTTTGGGTCTCCTATCAATGATCTTAATAGTAGTTCCTATTATAGGAATGGATCTCGTTCATAAATATGGTTGGGAGCACTGGGAACCTTTTACGAGGAAACATTAATGAATCCAGTAATTTTAATCGGTTGTTTTACGCCGCTGGTTTTAATTTTTATAGTAATGAAACTTGCCGTATGGGTATCTGCTGTTAATACAGAAAACTCTTATGTCGGAAAAGAACCTCTACGAAAACGAGGACCCTTCGTGGCGAATGCATATGCAGATGTTGACGATGAGGAAGAGGAATATGGAGATCGCACAGACTATCGATGAAGCTCTATATCAATACTACACAATAGAAAGAGGCAAACCTGTTCCTAATTGGAGATATATTAAAGATCAGGATTGGTGGCAAGAATATTTGAAAAGTTTAGGAATTGATCCGAGAAACCCGTGAACTATGAACCCTTAGAACCAAGCTTTGCAGCATACTTTGAACTTAGTATGGAGGATTATACAATCATCCTCAATGCATTACACTACTATAAGAAAGTTGAGAAGCGAGGAAACTTTCAGCAATATGATGATGAGAGGATTAATAAGTTGAGAGATAAAATGGCGTATCAACTGGTACCACCTTTTGATGATATCTATTTTCAATAAATTATGAGTACATTGTTTGTTTTTGTTTTTATACTACTACTTACTATTGGTATGGAGTTAACTCTACCAGTTAAGAAATGAATTTACTATTGCGTCCCTTAGATAATGCTAACGATCCTGTGTGGTCGGTAATCATTATGGTGATAATGGCACTTGGCATGGCATTGTATGCGGTCGTATACATATTAAGAATAGCATTTGCAGAGTTAAAAGATGGGAGCAATGACACCACCGAGCAGGAAGAGCTGCTACAACTTCCGAGTGACGGAGATCAACCGTGTCCTTGATGGTGATACTATCGATGTCACTATTGACCTCGGGTTTGATTTATACAAGAAAGAAAGAGTTAGAGTTGCAGGCGTTGATACGCCAGAAAAAAGGACGAAAAACCTAGCGGAGAAAGCACTTGGAATCGACGCAACCAACTGGCTCAAAGAGAAACTGGAATCGACTATCGCTGGTGATGATGAGTTGTCTGTTAGGACTGAACTTGTTGGTGGGGTTGGCAAATATGGGCGTCTTCTTGGTTGGCTTTACATTGGGGACGGAGACGTGTCTCTCAACGAGCAAATGATTACAGAAGGATATGCTCACGCATATGATGGTGGCACTAAGGATATGAATCTAGAGGCACTTAAAGAGATCAGGAGGGCGCACGGCACGTTGGTGGAGTAATGGATATTGTTAAATATGATCAGGTGATGGTCATTGATGATCTCTTCACAGATGAAGAGATCCTTTATATGGATACATACTTCACCCACTTTGACGGATGGCAACTTATCTTTGATAACGCGCCAGACGATAACCTTTCCACTTATTCTTTAGGAAGAGCGATCGACTACCCCAACTATGGGGAGTTTGATTACTTTTGTATAAACCATGCATTTCTTCGGGCTGGGATTCCCATTCCTTCATTTCACAGAGTCGTTTATAATGCTTTCCGTTTTGGTGATAGTCCTGCTGTCCACTGTGATGGGGAAGGATTAGATGCACTCAGTTTCCTTGTCTACACTAATAGGGCATGGATACCTGAGTGGGGTGGTGAGACCATCTTCATGAATGGCGACAGGATTACAGATACAGTCATTCCTAAACCAGGAAGGGTTGTAGTATTCCCAGGATTAGTCCCTCATGGAGGGAGAGCACCGACAAGGCACTGTCCTGTTGCTGCTAGGTTTAGTGCAGTCTTTCAATTCTGTCCAGGACAGGAAGAGGTTGTTGAAGCACATGCAGTAGGACAAGAAAAAAACAGGAGACCATTCCCTTATGAGCCAAAATGAGATCTATCTAGGTAATCCTAACCTAAAGAGGGCTAACGTAGCACAGAGCTTCACCGATGATCAGGTGGCAGAGTTTATCAAGTGCTCCAAGGATCCTGTCTACTTCATTTAAAACTACATCCAAATCATCTCGCTGGATCGTGGTCTGATTCCATTTGAATTGTACGACTTCCAGGAGTCGATGGTAGAAAGATTTCATGCAAATAGATTTAATATAGCAAAACTACCACGACAGTCAGGTAAATCAACTGTTGTTACTGCGTATCTGCTTTGGTATATTATCTTTAACGACAATGTTAACGTGGCAATCCTTGCTAACAAGGCAGCTACGGCAAGAGAGATGTTACAACGTTTGCAACTATCTTATGAAAACCTCCCAAACTGGCTCCAACAAGGTGTCGTCAACTGGAATAGGGGCAGTCTCGAATTGGAAAACGGAAGCAAGATTATGGCTGCTTCTACTTCAGCTTCTGCCGTCCGTGGTATGTCTTTTAACATCATATTTCTGGATGAATTCGCCTTTATACCAACGCATATTGCTGACGAGTTTTTTAGTTCTGTCTATCCTACTATTTCTTCTGGTAAGTCTACCAAAGTAATCATCATCTCCACGCCCAAGGGGATGAATATGTTTTACAAACTCTGGCATGATGCAGAGAAGGGCAAGAATGAATACACTACTACAGAAGTCCACTGGTCTGAGGTGCCTGGTAGGGATGCTGCATGGAAAGAGCAGACCATTCGTAACACATCTGAAGAGCAGTTTAACCAGGAATTTGAATGTGAATTCTTGGGTTCGGTTAACACTCTCATTACATCATCCAAACTAAAAACTTTGGTATACGATGATCCTGTGAAGTCCAATCAAGGACTAGATGTGTATGAAGAGCCTAAACCTGAACATACCTATGTATGCACGGTGGACGTTGCTCGTGGTATAACTAAAGATTACTCAGCATTCTGTGTCTTTGATACCACTACGATCCCATATAAGTTAGTAGCGAAGTATAGAAACAATAAAATCAAACCATTACTCTTCCCTAATATCATTCATCAGGTAGTCACGAGTTACAATCATGCCTATACCTTGATTGAAGTTAATGATATCGGTGGACAGGTAGCAGATATTATGCAGTTTGATCTAGAGTATGACAACCTCCTGATGTCATCCATGCGTGGACGTGCTGGGCAGGTTGTAGGACAAGGATTCTCTGGGTCTAAGGTGCAACTAGGTGTCAAGATGTCCACCACAGTCAAGAAGACTGGGTGTGCAAACATGAAACAGTTGATTGAGGATGACAAACTCATCTTTAACGACTATGATATTATTGCTGAGTTAACTACATTCATCCAGAAGGGACAGGCATGGGAAGCCGAAGAAGGATGTAATGATGACCTCTCCATGTGTTTGGTCATATTCTCTTGGTTAGCGACCACAGACTACTTCAGAGAGTTGCATGACAGCGATGTCAGGACGCGAATGTATCTGGAGCAGAAGGAAGCGATTGAAGCAGATATGGCACCGTTTGGTTTTATGGATGATGGTCTTCAAGAAGAAGTAATCGTCGATCCACAAGGGCAGACATGGCATAATGCAGAAAGAGAATCTATTGCTGAGTATGGTGACATGTCTTATATGTGGGATTATCGATGAGTGAATTTATTTCTGATATAGATGAGGAGATGCCCAAGCTTGATAAGCATGGGTTTACAATTAGACCACCAATTAGCGATACTGAGTTAATCATTAGATGTCTCAATAATGCTCCTTGTGGATGCGACAAGAAACAAGTTGAGCGGTTGGTAAAAGAATGGACTTTGAAGACAACCTAGACCTAGAAGAGTTTCTATTTGTAGATAGGCAGTGTCGTAAATGTCTTCGCACCCTGTCACTGGTAGATCATTTCTACAAGACTAGACCTGATAGAGGCAAGAATGTCTCAGCGTATTCTTATACCTGCAAACAGTGTCAGGTAAAGCGTAATGCTGCCAATAGGAAGAAGAAAAAGAAGTGGGTTACTGAGTATCCTGACTGGTGATTTCGTCGTGTTTACCCTCTGAAAAACCACGTTATTCTAAATAGTTTCAGCATCCGACTAGGAATCTAATCAGGAGAATCTAATGGCATCAACACAACTTTCACCAGGGGTTGTTGTACTTGAAAGAGACCTTACCTCAGTAGCCAACGCAACAGTTGATAATGTTGCTGCTATTGTCGGCTCCTTTGAAAAAGGACCCGTTGAGGCAATGACTCAGATCACGAGCGAGCGTGAGCTCCTCTCGGTCTTTGGCAAACCAAACGAGTACAACTACGAATACTGGTTCACTGCAGCACAATTCCTGCTGTATGGCGGCACCGTGAAGGTGGTCCGCGCAATGAATGACTCACTTAAGAACGCAATCGATACTGCACAGTTTATCGTTGCAACTTTTAGCAGCACTGACACGACACTTACTGTCGCTTCAGCAACTGATCTGGACGTTAACGATCTGCTCCTGGTGGACGCAGAATTGCTGACTATCCAAGCAGTTTCTGGTAACGACGTTACCGTGCTTCGTGGTCAACTCGCAACATCTGCTGCATCTCACGCTGCTGCTGCTCCAATCACTTTGATTGAGCCTGCTGGCACATCCTCTACTATTAATGAAGGATCTACCTTCACTGACGCAGACGGCACTCTGACTGTGACCTCTGCATCTACTCTTGGTGGTGGCACGAACTCATACATCAGAGTTGATGATGAGATCATGCAAATCACTGGTGTTTCTGGTGACAACCTTAACGTGACTCGCGGTCTGCTCGGCACTACTGCTGCTGCACACACCGATGGATCTACTGTCTCTCTGCAACTGGTTACAGCACAGAAGACTGAGATCAACGAGACCACTGCAACTGGTATCACTGCTCCCCTCATCAAGAATGATGACGAGTATGAGACCAACGTTGAAAACGCAGCAAACAACTGGAAGTGGGCAGCAAAATCTGCTGGTCTCCACGGTAACTCCATCCGCGTGGTGATGACCGACGCTGGTGCTGATCAGGTGTTGTCTTTGGCACAACCTACTAGCACTGAGTGGCAATTCACTAACGGTGCTGAAGTTGCATACTCTGCTGCTAACATCTACGGTAAGGTTTACAACTACGATACTATCGTAACTGTTGTTGACGACGCTACTCTGATTGGATCCTTCGAGAAGGACAACTACATCACTGCTGTTAGTGGTGGTGTTACTGGTCGCGTTGTTGCTTACGATCCTGAGACTCGTAAACTTGAAATCGCTATCGATTCTTCCTCCGCTGACGTGCTGGAAGTTGGTGATACCATTTCCGAGCTGGCAAACAACAGCAACTCTCCTGGTAGTGCAACTGGCGACGCTGCTACTGTTGAGGCAATCCGTAGAGAGTTGAGAGTTTCTCTCAATCCTGGATCTCCTATCTTCCAAGCAAACCAGAATGTCTCTGACGCAAACGCCGCTTCTGTGTTGATCGCAGCAGTGGAGAATGACTACGACACCCGCCTTTATGGGGTGAATCAGAGATGGTCCAACATCGCTCCTCGTCCTACTACATCCGCATGGGTGGAAGACAGAGGCGGTTACAATGACCTGATGCACATCCTGGTCCTTGACGGTGACGGCAAACTGACTGGTACTCCTGGCGCTCTCCTTGAGAAGCACCTCAACGTATCTAAGGCAACTGACGCCAAGTCTCCTCAGGGTGATAACATCTACTACAAGAATGTTGTTAAGCAATTCTCGCAATTCCTGTATTGGGGATCGCATGAAGTTAACAACATCTATGATCGCGACACTAACACTTCTGGTAGTTTCGGTCTTAGTGGTGTTAACAGAGAGTTTGACCTGATTAAGTCTGACAACTCCCTCAACAACCTTGATGACCCAACTGGTCTCAACCCCCTCGCTGTGCCTCTGGTTGGCACAAAGGGTCGCGCAACACTGCGCTACTCTCTCCAAGGTGGCGTTGATGGTTATACCATCTCACGTCCTAACATCTTGGGTGCATACACACTCTTCAATGACGCAGAGACTGTCCAGATTGACTACATCTTGATGGGTCCTGGCATGAATAGTCTCAATGATACTGTTGCTAAGGCACAGCACATCATCGGCATTGCAGATGCTCGTAAGGATTGTATCGCTTTCATCTCGCCATATAGAGGTGATATTGTCGGACAACCTTCGGTCCCACAAATCGTGTCTCGCACAATCGAGTACTTCGATCAACTCGGATCTTCCTCCTACACTGTCTTCGATAACAACTACAAGTATATCTACGACAAGTATAACGATGTCTATCGCTACATCCCTTGTAACGGTGACATGGCAGGTCTGGTCCTCAGCACGACTCTTAATCAAGAGCCTTGGTTCTCACCCGCTGGTTTCAACCGTGGTAACTTGAGAAACAGCATCAAACTTGCTTACTCTCCTCTGAAGGATCATAGAGATCTTCTCTATGCAGCAAGAGTTAACCCTATCGTCGCATTCCCTGGTCAGGGTATGGTCCTCTTCGGAGATAAGACTGCACTGGGTTATCAGTCTGCTTTCGACAGAATCAACGTCCGCCGTCTCTTCCTCGTTATCGAAGAAGCGATTAGCAACGCTGCTAAGACTCAACTCTTTGAATTGAATGATGAGTTTACTCGCCAACAATTCAAGAACATCGTTGAGCCTTATCTGAGATCTGTCCAATCACGTCGTGGTATTGTTGACTTCCTGGTTGTCTGTGATGGCACCAACAACCCTGCGGAAGCAATCGACCGTGGTGAATTCTACGCTGAGATCTTTGTGAAACCCACAAGATCCATCAACTTCATCACCTTGACCTTCACGGCAACAAGGACTGGCGCAAGCTTCACCGAGCTCGTCTCCTGATCATCTAACCATCTAACCCCCATTACATAAACATCGGAGTACTTCACCAAAATGGCTGACAAATACCCAGGGCAGACAGAAGGCAAGATGGTCAATGCACCAATCCTTGACTTCAGAAACAGAATCGGGGACCTAGCCCGCCCCAACC